GAGGTCGTCCCACGGTGAGTCGCGGGTGACGACGGTGTAGCCGGTGCGGTTGCCGTCGGCGTCGAAATGCTCGTGGCGCTCGGTGGGCGTCCATCCGTCGAACTCGCGAAGGGTGACGCCCCATTCGCGGGCTACTCGAAGTCGTCGCCGTTGATCATCGTCATGTAGGTGTTCCGCAGTGATTTTGGGCGGTCACGCACCGTGTTGTTCAGGCGGATGACTGCGACGCCGATCCGGTCCCATTCGCCCGATGTCAGCGACTCGGCCAGGAAGTCGAGCACCTTGTCGGACGGCTCAGGGTCGGTGAGGCACTTCTTCACCACGGCGGGCACAAACGACTTCCAGTGAACGCCCATACGCTCGTCCTCAGCGACGTCATCCTTGGGCGGGTGCATCGCTTTCAGGTCGGACCACTCGTCACGGCGTGCGGCCTGGAACTGCAGATCGTAGAACGCGCCCTCGTTGTCGGCGATGAGCGCGTCACGCTTGGCTTCGAGCTCTTCGACCGACGACGGCCCGTCATCCCCGACGCGGTGCGACGACGAACGATCGGAGTCTGGGTCGCGCCGGGTGAGGCGGTTGTCCTGCTCACGCTCGCGGGCCTCGGCGAGCTCGAACTCGAGTTCTTGGAGTTGCTGCGAGATGGCGGGGACGAAGCAGACGGTCAGGCTCGAGGTGGCGCGTGCGCCACCGGTGGCCTGGACGTTGCGCATGATGTCGTCGAACGACGGCTTCGGTGTTTCAGGCATGGTTCTCCTCAGGCAGTCAGGCAGTCAGGCAGAGACCCGCGCCAATGGCTGCCTGGACCCATTGGCGCGGGTCGTATCGGAGATCAGGAGCCGTCGACGACCTGCACGCGACCCGAGCTCGGGCCGGTGATCGCAACGGGCTGGGTGATCTGAATCTCGGCGGTCTCCTCGGACGTGTCCGCAGTCTCGGTCTGCGGGCCGAGCGCGACTGGGTAGCAGGTCACCCACTGGTCGGCCTCGACGTCAGTCGACTTCGCACGAAGTCCCATCCGCGACACGAGGTAACCCGTGGTGCCCTGCACCAGCGCGGCCAACGCGAAGTTGTCCGGGTCGGTGTCGTCGGCCTGCGGGTCGAACGCGTACGAGATGTCGGTCATCGTCGTGGTGGTGTCGCCGAACTGCTCGTACTGCTCCTCGTCGCACAGGCGGCGCGGCTTCTGCACCTTGTTCGCCTCGGTGCTGACGGTGCCGGAGCCCTCGTAGAGGGCGCATGAGATATCGACCGCACCGGTGGCGGTCAGCTCGTCGACGGTGGGTGCCGAAGTGTCGGCGATGGAGGGAACGAACAGCCACGAGACCTTGCCTCGCGCCGTGGTGCCCGTGGGACGGTACGCAACCATGGGTTACTCCTTCTCTGCGGTGGCCTTGCGCGCGTAGGCACGTGCGCTTTTGCCTAGGTCGACCTCGGCGTGCGAGGCGGTGGACGCGTCGGGCTTGGCCGACTTGACCGCGCCGAGGTCGACGCGGGGCTTGGCAGGCAGGAGTTCGCCGTTGCGGTCAACGGCGGGCTTGTCGAGCACCTTGTGACCCTTGAGGACACGGGCGGTGCTGTACTCGTGTCCGGTGGCTTCGTCACGGACGCGCACGAACTTGGGCATGACAGACAGCCCCTTTCGAGGGGGTCGGGTGCAGTGGTTGGGTCAGGCGGGAGTGGACGCGAAGGTCCACGTCGACGAGCCGCCATACAGGTGCGGGTCGTCGGTGTCGTCGAGCGCGACGTTGCGACTCGACTCGTTCCGGCACGGCGTCAGATCCCGGCCGGCAACAGCCAGGGGCACGTCGGCGAGTGCGGTGTCGATGCGCTCGGCCGCGGCCTCGGCCTGGTCGACGTTGGCGCCGAAGAACATCACGTGGGCGCGGAATCGGAGATTCGACGACTCCGATGAGTTCCGGTACTCCGAGCGACTGCCGAGGTCGAGATGAACGACTGCGTAGGGCAGTGCGGTGTCAGCGGGGACCTCGCTGGGCGCGTACGCCGTGACGCCTCCCGACTCGATCGCCGCCTCGACTGCGGCGCGGTGGGCGCGGATCACAGGTCCAGCTCCGCGACCTCGGCCACCTCGCGCGGCCACACCCGGAACACGTCGTCCGCGGCGCGGTTGCCATCGAGGTGGGGCGGCTGGTTACGGGAGCCGTACTCGAACGACATCCCGCCCTGGGGCTTCGACGCATCGGGGCCGATCACCGCCGTCAGGCCACCGTCGCGGAGGTCGTAGCCGATCGAGCGCGGGTAGTGCTTGCCGTGCTCGCCGGCGGTGTCGCGGGCGTTCTGTCGCCACAGCACCGTGAGCGCGCCGGCGCCGTCGCGGACGACCTTGCGCATCTGGGGCAGCTTCTTGGCCTTCTGGCCGCGCAGCGAAACCTCGAGGGCCTTGACCTCGCGAGTGTCGAAGTGTGCGCGCATCACGGCTCCTGAACTTCGAGACGCCGCGCGGTGGCGAACGTCTTGGCGAATGGGGTCGTGATGCGGGACGTCTTCCCGACGAGCTGGCCGTCGAGTGAGGTGTCGATGACAACCTCATCGTTGACCTGGACTTCGGGCGCCGACGTCGGGACGTCGACGCGGCGGGTGACGACGGTCGCGACTCGACCGCCGATCTCCTGTGCCGAAGACTGCAATGTCGTCTGCGCCTGGACCTTGCACTTGCCGGCGTAGATCGTCTCGTAGGTCGGAACAATCTCGAGCGTGTCCTCGTCGAGGGTCTCGCCGGTGACGCGACGAATAGTGCAGGTGTCCTGCATGAGCGATTCGGCGCGGTGGCGGCCCCGCCGGATGCTGGCCGGTGGCATCAGTACCACGGCGGCAGCAGCCGCTCTTGTCCGAACAGGCCGAGTCGATGCATGGGCGCGTCGCCGCGGGTGGTCTCGACGACCCCGAGCCCGCCGTACCTGTTGCCTTTGAATGCGGCGAGGATCGATTCCTCGGCGGCCGTCAGGTAGACGCCCGCCTCGGCCGATTCCTTCTCGCCCGTCCAGTCATCGACGGACTCGCGGACCCAGCCCTCGACGTCGACGTAGGCGCGGCCGGCTACCGCGAGGGTGACCAAGTGCACGTCGTCCGGGACGTCGATGAGTTCCCCGTTGTCGTCGAGCCATGTCCGCCCCGACTCTCGCCGGACGAGAGCGGAGGCGAACCGGAGCACCAGCTCCGCCCGCTGGACGTCGGCGTCCTCGGTGATGGCTTCGCCGAGCCACTTCTCGAGTGCGGCGACGTCGGCGAGCGGAGCCGGCGTCATGGTCAGGACTCCGTGCCGCTGAGCTTCACGGCGCGGATGAACTGCGCGTCCGAGCCGTTGTCGGCCGGATTCTCGACCGGCGTCCAAGCGCCATTGCCGTCGAACGCGCCCTGGTCGGTGACGATGTTCGACCCGACCCACGAGTCCGCGATGAAGCGGTCCTCGACGGCATCGGGATCGAACACGCGTACCGTGCGGATCGCGAATCCGGCGAACGACTGCGACGCGCCCCACGGGGCGCCGGCCGGGACGACCGGAGCGCGCGAGTTGAGCACGTACGCGGTGTTGTGGAACGCGTACGCGTCGCCGGGGTCGATCTCGTTCGACACGACCACGTTGAATCCGTACACGCGGCCGATGCTGGCCTCGCGCAGCGTCTCCGTGGTGTTCGACTGGTCGTAGCGCACCAGGTTGTCGAGCTGGATCAACGCCGAGTCGACCTCGGAGCCGATCAGCAACGTGCGACCACCGGCAGGCACCCGCGACTTGTTGAGCAACTGGCGCGCCTCGGCGAACGTCCCCTTGAGGTCGTTCATGTCGAGGGCGATGTCATGCGCGTACGTAGCGCCAGTGATCGTCGACACCAGATCGTCCTCGAGTCCGCGGGCGACCGCCGAGACGACCGGAGCGAGCACCTGGCCGCCGAAGTCCTCGATGTCGAGGGTCAGCTCCTCATCGGTGATCGGCACGTCCATGTACACGTCGGTGTCGAGCGTCACGTCGACCTTGCGCTCATGCAGGGACGACTTGGTACGCGCGTCACCCGAGCGCAGGGCGCGGGTGTTGGCGACGCCGTACGCGGGCAGGCGGATCGAGATCGTGTCGTCCTTCGCGCCGCGGAAGTCACCCGCAGCGTCCCGCCAGACCAGGCGGGGGAGGACGACCTCGCGCTCCAGGAGGCCGAGGGCCGTGCGTACGACCTTCTCAACCTTAATGAAGTCACTCATTGGTTCTCCTTCTTGTCGACCGCCCGCCTGGTGCGGTGCGGCTTACTTTCGCGGGATTGATGCCGCGAGCTTTCGGGGATCCGTCTCGTCGGGCTCTGACGCGGGCTCACTGCCGCCGCGCAGTTGCTCCTTCGGACGGTTCGACGGCGGCGTCTTGCCGCCGGTGGGCTTGTAGCGATCCTTGAACTTGGCCGCGCTCGCCTCGATCTCTTCGGCCGTCTTGCCGGAGATGAACTCGAGATCGTCCTCGTCGAGTCCGTGCTTGAGGGCCGCCTTCATGCGGGCCAGCTCGACGGTCGACGACTCCGCGTTCTGCTTCGCTTCGTCGCGCTCCTTCTCGAGCCGCTGCTGGTCGGTCATCTTGGCCTGCTCGGCCTCGTCGACCTTCGACTTGAACTCGTCGCGATCGGTCTTGAGTTTGTCGTTGTCGCCGCGAAGGTTCTGGATCAGCTTCCATGCCTTCTCGGGGTTGAACTCCTCGTCCGATCCCCACGGCGGCGTTGGTTCCGACTTCTGCTGCGGTTCGCCGTGCCCGGCCTGCGGGTCCGGCTGCTGCTGCGAGTCGGGGGTTGCTTCATCAGGCATGACGGCCCTCCTGGGGCTATTGGGGTGTGCCGCCAACCTGGGCGGCCTTGATTCAGCGAACGCCGTCGCTGAACAGATCTGGGTCGTTGCGTCGCATCGCTGCGAGCACTGCGGAAACGTTGAGCGGCTTGCCGGGGCGGCGCACCTGGTCGGCGGCCTCCGCGTACGAGCGGCGCCACTCGAGCTCCCGCTTGGATGCGTCCCATCCGCCGATGACCTCCTCGGCCGTGCAGCCACAGCGAGGGTGTGCCTCGAAGTAGCGCGACTCCTCGGAATACACCGGGCCGCGGGACGCGAGCATCGCGCAGAACGCGCACGGGTCGGCGTCAGTGACGCGTCGGTACCGGCCGTAACCCTGGCGAGCGCTGTGGTCGACGACGCTGCGGCCACCAGCGAGTACCTGCTGCTGCACGACACCTTCGAGGTGGCTCACGTTGGCCCGGTGCGCCACCTCGGGTGGCACGCCGCGGCCGATGCGCTTCTTGAGCATCACCGGGCCGGCGTAGGTCAAGGTTCGCATCGTTTCTGCGAGGTTCATCTCCGGCCGCACCACGGCGGCGGGCTTGGCGCCCTCTGCCTTGCGGAACGCGGCCACGTACCGCGCGGCGCGCGTCTCGGAGACCCTGAAGTAGCGAGTGATGATCCGCGTCATGGCCATCTGCCACGCGAATGACGAGCTGTCGATGTCGTCGACGTCGAGGGTTGCCCAGGTCGGTCGCACCGTCTGGACCGCTGCGGCGGCGATCGCAAGCTGCGCGAGTCGGTGGTCCTCGGTGGTGCGCCGGCCCTCAACCGTGGTCGCCACGGCCTACTCCGTGACGGGGCGGGTTTGACGCTCCAGCGCCTGGGCGGTGATGTCGTCGGGGGTCGGGTGCTCCTCGCGGTATTCTCGCCACGACTCGACCTCGGTGAGGTCGACTCCGGGGATCTTGTTCCACAGCATCTCCTGCGGGACGCCGAGCATGTTCGCGGCCTTGCCGAGCGCATCGACGGCCTGATTCAGCGTGCGCGCTTCGGTGTCGGCCCACTTGAGTGTCATCTCGAAGTCGTCGGCATCCTCGGCGCGGCCCTCGGCGTGCGCCGCGAGTCTGAGCGTCGCGGTATGCGAGTCACCGAACAGCATCTGTCGCTCGTCGCGGCGCGCGTACAGCGACGTGCGCGCCTCCAGGAGACCTTCGGCCGAGACGTTGATCAGCTTGCCGAACGCCGTCACCGGCGTCTGCGAAGCGGCGCCGAGTGCTTCGAGGTCGGAATCGTGTGCCTGGATAAACCCCTCGAGCGGAGTCTCGTCGAGCGTCCCGAACTGCGTCTCGCCCTCGCCTGTGAGGATGTCAGACTGGCGCAGCTTGAGCTTGATCCGCTCGGCCTCCTCCGACGTCGGCGGCTCTTCGAGGTTGGTCGCGTAGCGAACCTTCCACGAGTTGTAGTGCTGCGCGAGCATCCGGTCGTAGTCAGTCTTGTTGATTCGCGCCGCGAGCGGGATCAGCGGCTCCACCTCGCCGGGCGCGCGGCCTTCGAGGTCGAGCTGGTTCGCGTATCGCACGATCGGGCACACGCCCATCCCGTGAACGCGGTCTTCAATGAACTGGATCCGTTCACCGTCGCCCTGCCACAGGTAGTAGATCCGCTCCTCGTCGAGCAGCCGGAGGTGACGGCCGCCCTTCTGCTTCGTGACCCGCAGCCCGAACATTGGGTACTCGTCCTCGGTCACGTCACCGTAGACGGCGAGCATGTCGCGCGGTGAGATCCCACGGACGACCGCGCCGCGGTCACCGGGCAGCACCGACGTGTACGAGAGCCCGTAGGCAAGCGCCGCGCGGTGGATGGCGATCTGCTTCGAGCTCATGTTGTTGCGCTGCCACGGATCCCAAACCGCCTTGGCGTCGAACCCCTCGCGCGAGGAGTACACAGACTCCCCGTAGAGCATCTGCGCGACCGTGGTCACCACCAGCGCGAGCCACGGCGTACGGCTCAGTTCGGCGAGGTACTTGTTCTCCTCGGTCGCCCCCTTGGGGAGCTTGATCGCCTCCGGCTCGAAGCGGTACCAGCGGTCGATCTTGTCGAGCCGCTCCCGCTCCTCGTCGTACAGCGGCAACAGCCGGTCACGGACGAGCTCGAGTACGTCGTTAGCGTTCACCAGACTCGCCCTCCTCGTTTCGCTGCCGTATTGAGCACTAGTCGGCGCGCCATCCCTGAGCCGATGACGCAGATGGCAAGGTCGACCTTCTTTCGCGACTCGCGATGGTCCTTCGCGATCGACAGTCCCGCTTGGGTCGGCTGGCGTTTCGCGTTGAGCATGTGGTTACGGGTCCGAGCGTCTCCGTCGTGGCGGAACGCGCCCTGGCTGATCTCTTCCTCGGTGACCTGCACTGCGGTGACGAACTTCTTCTGATTGGCCAGCTCGGACATGTCGAACATCACCGCGTGGCCGATCTGCTTGCCCGGCTTCGCCCACACCTTGAGCTTGTCCTTGTAGCGGCGGTGCCACTCGTCGCAGAGCCCGTCCCAGTAGCGTTCCATCGACTCGTCGTCGAGCGTGTGCGACGGGTCCACGAAGAATGCGACCG